ACGTCCGCAGCCATGGTAACTGGTCCTTGCACCACCTTCACAGATATTAGGCACGAATCCAGATTCCTGCTTAATGTTACCCATGATGGTAGCAAGGGCGTTTCTGTCTTTAATACCACGATCCTGGAAAAACGCCAGGGTGACATTCTCATTTTCATTACACCCTTTACAAATTAGCCTTAACTCTTTTGGCTTTTCGGGAGCAACCTCTTTGGTCGCTGTCTTCTCTTCATCTACAAGATTAAAATTCTTGAGCAATTCAAGAACAGGAGGTGGTCCTTGCATCTTGTAGTTGACGAATGGCAGTGTTGCCGCATTGGTTGTAACCGCTGCCAGAAGGGGCATGGCTACAGTAAAGAATTGTTGCACTAAATTTAATTGAACTCTACATCCGTATAGAGAAAGGGGTACACCCTCCTCTCAGAGGGCAATCTCCACGGCTCTAATTGTCACTTCAATATCTCATAATATAAAACCCACCTTTGTGGGGTGGGTTGTAAGCATTATAAGTGATTATTTAGATTTTGTCAATATTTACCCTCTACACACATTTGTGCTTTCTTATTTGGATAATATGGATACAAACCATCTTGCGGTTTCATCCAGTTGCATCCAATCAACCATTCTTTAGTCATAGGAGTCGGTTCAACTTGTTCCCATAAAGGACCTTGTGCTATCATTTCAAGGTATCTTGCAGTCTGGTTAAGTTGTTCTTCTGCCCAGTTTGCATCTGCTTCCCAAGGAACAGCACGACTTTGACCGATTGATTCATATGTGAGTCTAGTGTTCTTCATAATCCAAGCAGGAATCTCAGAGTCCTGATGAACCTGAGCCATGAATGATGTCTCTAATCCACCACCCATAGCATCTTGAACTGCGTGCCAACCTTCGTGTCTCAAAGTTCCAAGAAACTCTCTTTCATCACCTACCAATTTCTCATTAATAAAGAAACGGTTGTAGTTTGGTTTATAAAGTCCTACAGTTCTTGGAGTAAAATATCTGTCAGGAGCAAGATAAACTCCAATTTCAAGTTTGTTTAGTGCTGCAATAATTCTTACAATCTCTTCTCTGAAAGGATCAAATCCTTCTTTCTTAAAGACTTCAGAATCGGGAGTCAGTTTTTCAACTCCTTCTGTGCATTCTAAAAGAATCATACAACCCATCGCTGCTAGGCTGTATGGTTTTACAGTTGGTTGTTTTGGTTCTAATGAATTAGCAAATACGGGAGATGCCAAACTAAGAGATAAACCAATCGTTGCAAGGAATTTTTTCATTCATTCCACCATCCTTCTTGTTTATGTATCCAAACTTTTAAATCCTTGACATACTTTCGTAACATTTCTGCTTGCTCTTCATGCCAAAAATCACCCGTCTCCATGAAGAGACGAGTGTGGTTATCAATTGCTTTTAAGATTTGATGAATGGGAGCATTCCAACACTCCCTCTTGGGAGTATTCCATTCTCTTGGCATTTGTATTCGACCGTATAAAGTTGGTCTTGGTATATTAGATCAGCCTGACATAAATTAGGACCAATCATTACATTACCAGCAATCAAAACATCAATCAAAATCACTTTTTCTTTCCTCCATTTTTTGCCTTTTTGGCAGTTGCATTACCTTGGTTCTGCTTTTTATTACCAGCAGAACCTTTTTTACCTTTGTTAGCGGACTTAGCCATCAGAGATCACCTCTTGAATAAGTAGGTCTCTCCTCATCTACTGCAGACTCAAGTGCTTCAACTCTTTCTTCAAGCGATGAAGGTGTTTGAACCGAAGCAACTTCTTCTACAGAAACTACTGGTTCTGGAGAAGGTCTATGTGGAGATTCCACAAACTCAGTTCTTCTTGGTGCTTCTTCTTTGTGGTCATCGTCATCATCACCACCCTTCTTCATAGTATTGATACCGAAAGTAGCAGCAGATGCTGTGAAGACCGTCGCAATAAATGTGGGGTCCATCTTAGACAGAGCCCCAGCATAACTTGCGGTAAGAAGTGCAGCGGACCAACTCAAAATTAAAATACGAATCAATGTTGACATCTTATTTTCCTTTTGTTTGTTCATCAGTCCTATCTGTGATGAAGTCTAAGATATTTAGATAAATCAGAATCTAAATTTGACTTTTGCAGCAACAGAATTGTTAGTCATACCATCATATGAACTGTGAGATCCTTCAACAAATACGACCTTGTTGACATCAATCGCAGAAAGAACTTCATAAGAATTGTCGGTAGCATAAGATCCTTCAACACTCATACCAATCAGATCACCTTTCTTACCACCAAATCTGGTTTCAAGTCTAAGTCCTGCTTCACCAACATTTGTTGTATTGTTGAATGCAGCAACAGTTCTTGCAGATCTTGGATCACCAGTTTCAACATACGCATCTCTCTTTACGTTACGAATAGTATGTCCAATAAATGGATGAACATTACGTCCAAGATGTGCATACAATCTATTGTTTACCCACCACTGTTGTCCATCAGTTCTACCGTTATTGTTGAATACACCTTCAACATTTCTAGAATAGTTATACTTATCGTTTGATAATCCACCGTTAGTGATAAGTGACAGATGCTTACCGTGGAATGAATTGAAGACACCGAAGTGCTCTCTGTTCATGTTTGAGGTGCTATCTGTACCATTCAGTTTGGTGTTTAATGTATTGTATTGTCCACCGATAGTCCAACCTTTGCTGAGGTCAATCTCAAGTCCACCGCCGTAAGATGAAGTGAATGCATCATATCCATCAACAGTAGACCACATAAGTCTGTTGTTATTGAAGACCCTAACCTTCTGATTAGTTCTTGATGGGAGATGATTCAGCAAACGATTAGAAGCAACACTAACTTTATCAAGTGTTTCTAACTGATCAATCCTTCCAAAGTAATCTCTGGATGCATATGTTTCTGCATAAGAAGTGCTGTGCTCATATGTAATAACAGATGGATCTGTTGTAACTGTATCTGGTGAACCATCAGTATAAACCTTTGTATAAACTGCTGTTGTAGTTACAGTTCTTACCGTTGGTGTTGTTTTTCCAGTAGTGGTGTGGTGATTTACTTTTTGAGTATTGCCACTTTCAGTTGGTGTGTATCTATGCGTATGAACTACTGTTGGAGCAGCACCAGAAGGAGCATATGCAGTTCTTTGAACATCATACGTTCTTGTCTCTACCCATACAGGAACAGTTGATTCTGTGACTACGGAAGTTCCAGCACCAGAATCAGCAGTTGATGAAGTGGTGGTGGTTGTTCCGTTTGTTGTTACAGTTGAACCATCACTATAAGTATCAACTGTTGTTGGGGTTGTGGAAGTTACCGTTGTAGTTGTAGGAATAGTTGTGGTAACAGTATCTCTATAATATGTTCTTGTATCACCTGCTGTATTGAACACATAACGATCCTGTGTGGAAGTTACTGTTCTGCTACCAGAAGAAGTGCTGGTAGTAACGATATCAGCACCAGCAGCAGAAGATACTACTGTTGGTGTTGATGGTGTTCCAAACTCTTGAACGTCTGGGATACCATTTCCATTAGCATCACCAGAAAGAATTGCAGATGAAAGAGTTACTGTGGAACTACGAATAATTTGATCCATAGGTTCCCAGTCTTGGGTTGGAAATGCATTTGGGTCATATGACTGAGCATCTCCCAAAGGAATATAGGTGAAGAGATAATCACCTGCAGCAAGACCAGTGAAGGTTACACCCTGCCAAGTATATGATGTTTGAATATTAGTATCGTAAGGAACAAGTTGTGTTCCATCCGATGTAAAGTAGTTCGTGCCAGGAATCAATCCCGCTGGTGTAGAATTTTGAAGTAAGTCAAACTGTGTGATGGTAGGACCATAAGTTGTTCCATTAATACCATCCAATCTAATTTCAGCTTCATTAAATGTGGTTCCGCTGTGCCAAGAACCATACCAGAAGGTAATACCACCTTGTCCATCTCCAACGTAACCAATAGAGTTAGTGTGCGACAGTGCTGCTGTTGGACTTAAACCCAACGCAAGCGCACCCGCTGCAGCAAGTACTTTTTTCGTAGACATAAAAATCCTCTGTACTTTGTGTGACTAAACAAAACAAACCGAAGTATGAAAAGTAAAGTAATCGCAAAGTCCAGAGGACTTTATTTTATGTTAACCCAGACCAGTTAAGATCAAAGATCAGATCTATGGGTATTTATTCTATCCCTTCTTCCAAGATTCACCTTCTGCTTTTCTTCTACGTGCAAGACCTGCTTCTACATTAGAACCAGGATTGCGGTAGAGATAAAGTGCATCAGGAACCTTGTCCCACTCTTTGTTCTTTAAAACGCGAGTAATTGTATTAAAATTGCTACCACCGTAGAACCCTGCTCCTAGATTATAAGCAAAACTTAGAAGTGCTCCACGCTTACCATCACTCATTTCATTCCAGTGTGGAATCTTAGTAAGTGCTGGAATAAACTGACTCTTGCATTGACTGATCAGAAGTTCATCTGCTTCTGCTTGAGTAATCTTATCACCCATCTTGAATGGTGAACCATCCTTCTTACGGGTGGATCCCCAACCAATAGTGATTGGTAGGTTACCTGATAGAGGATCTGGATAAGCAGATAAGTGACATCCTTCAAACTCTTTGATTAACTTCAGACCGCTCGCAGGAACATCACCAGGGGCAGCGGTAGCACCACTACCCCCACTTACTTTCCCAGAGACTTGCCACAATGAGGACATACATCTCCTGCAGGTGCAGCTGCAGTAGACCCTGCTTTATTACCTCTATAAAGTTCTGCCCAATCAATATCATCTTCTAGATACTTAACTGGAAGATTATCCTCTAACCATTGAACTGCTTTGACGTGGTTAGGGTTCTTCTCATCATAATATTGAAAAAAGTTATGTAAATCAACTCTTGCCATCTTGTCCTCCTATATTTGGAAAGTATATGTTAAAAAGTTCTGATGCTTCTTTGTGTTTACCTTGGTCCGTGAGTTTCTTCACCTCTTCCAGAATTTTCTTTTTAAACTCAGGCGAAGATCCTTCCCCACCCATCATTACCTCCTGGACACCAACGGTGCTTTAATACTGCTTTAGTATAAATGGTCTTCTTACCATTTGTTACTGGACCACTATAGTTATCGTTGAGAGAACCATATGGATCATTAACATAGTATCCCTTTCCATCTGGAGTCTTACCAATTACTACACACATGTGACCGCCAGTAGGAGCAGATAAAGAACCCCTGTGGAGAATGCCAATAACAACAGGCTTCCCTCTATCAAGGCTCTTATCAATATCAGCAAAGGAAAGATTGTAGCTAAAATGAGACTTAACTCCATAACCCGCAAGAACTTTTGTTTGAACTGCGTGGTCGGTTGTATCACCAATCTCAAATACTTTCTTGACATACTCATCATCACCTTTGATGCTTCCTGGCTTGAGGAAAGCAAGACACATAGCACACGATGAACTGTTACAAGTTCTATGTGCATCTCTGTAGTTATCTACCTGATTGAAATAAGGAACGTCAAGAACCGCAGGTGCAGGGGGTTTTGTTCTAAAAATTCCTACCCAATCGGATTGTGAATCATCCAAAAATTCCTCAGGAAGATTATCTTCCAACCACTGAACCGCTGCTACATGATTGGAGTTCTTCTCATCATAATACTTAAAAAAGTTATGAAGATCTAGAGTCATTGGATATTACTTAAAACACACAATATTTATAAAAAAGCACCCCCTTTCGGAGTGCTTTGATTACGTTCAAGCAGTAACAGTTTCTCTTACTGTAGATTTGACATACTGCAGAACATTTTCTGGAGTTGATACTTCATAGGGATCTGTGTCTGCGTTATCACGGAAACCTTCTTCAACGAAGATCTTTTCAATAAGTCCGTTATCAACAACAGCAGCATAACGCCAACTACGCTCACCGAAACCAAGGTTAGATTTGCTAACCAGATAACCCATGCTACGGGTGAAGTAAGCATTTCCATCTGGAATAAGTTTTACTTTCTCAATACCCTGGTCTTTGCCCCAGGCATTCATCACAAAGCCATCATTAACAGAGATGCAGTAAATATCATCAATCCCAAGTTGAACAAACTCTTCAAATCGTTCCTCAAATCCAGGGAGTTGATAAGCACTGCAAGTAGGAGTAAATGCACCAGGTAGACTAAAAATAACCACACGCTTACCGCTGAAGAGATCCAGGGATGGTGTAGCAACAAACTCTCCATTCTCACGGAAAACAAATTCTACTTGAGGGACTTGATACTGTTCTTTACGCATTTTTACTTCTATCATATTAGTTAATTGGATTATAAGCGGGGATCATTTTACCCCCGCCAAAGTCATCATCATCGTCAGCACCATTATTACCAAGGGCGATGATGAATATCCACATTCCCAGTAACATTGATGCTAACAACAACATCACCAAATACCTGGAATAATTTGACCAGTAGCAGCATAGCTACCCATCGCAGCAATAATACCGATCATCGCTGCCCAACCATTAATACGTTCTGCTTTTTCGTTCATTTGTTTTCTCCTTGATAGGGATGTTTTTGTTTGAGATCAGGATTGGGTTGAGAAGGAATCATAGGATTCCTTGACTTATTTTTGATTACAATAAAAGCATCATTTTGATAAGTAACAGTTCCATATGGTTTTGCCCATTTTGGATTTGCATCTGGATGAGTAGCAGTTCCTGTTACTGCTACTCCACCAATCTCAACTGAGAGTTCATCATTACGATCCCAGTTAAGTTTTTCAAGAGCAATAGCAAACTGACCCAGCATAGCGACAGAAGATGGTTCAATTGCCGTCACAGGTTCTCCTCTTGCTCAGTCAGAATTACGCAATCGCTGGTGGGATATGCCACACAAGTCAGCACCCAACCATCAGCAATCTGGTCATCATCAAGGAACGACTGCTCCTCATTATCAACGGTGCCAGAGATCAGTTTTCCTGCACAAGCAGAACAAGCGCCCGCTTTGCATGAAGAAGGAAGGTCAACACCTGCTTCTTCTGCTGCTTCAAGAATGTACTGATCATCAGGACACTGAATAATGGTTTCGGTGCCGTCGGGAGACTGGAGAGTAACATTAAAGACTGTCATTAGTAAGTTTCGCAAAGTTTTTCAACGGATGCTGCCAGTAGTACGAAGAAGGCAACTGATGTCATTGTAAACAAAAGTGAAGTCATTGTCAAGTCTCAAACCACACCAAAGAAAAAGTTACCTGTCAAAGCATATGAGAGGAAACCAGCAACGATTCCAATCATAGCCCAACGACCATTCATTTTTTCTGCTTTCTCAGCGTAGGGTTCAATACCATAACGCTCAAGATCTTCCTTAGTCA